ATCGGCCACCAGCCGAATCACCAGCGTCCGCCCATTGGCCAGGTTGCTGGTGGTCAGCTCCAGATTCCCGGTGAGGCTGATCGTCCGGTACTGGGCATCGAGGCTGGCGAAGTCCAGCGCCACCATCGCGCCGTAGGTGATCGTCGAAAACGACCTGGCCGGCTGTAGCCCCGCCGAAGACGTGGAGACTAATGGCAGAACAGTTCCAATACCAGTGCTGCTGCTTAAAGTTCTTGTAGTAGAAGCATAAGAAATATTTGTATTACCAGAAATATTAATATCAACAGTGCTTCCGTTAACCGAAAAAGTATTTCCTAGACCAGTAAAATTAAGAGTAGTAATTCCAGTCCCAATTACAGTTCCAGTGGACTGGATACCTACTCCAGAAATAATGTTTTGTAATTTACTACCGTCACCATAATAAGTAACAATACCTGAAGTGGCAGTAACAATTCCAGAAGAAACCTGAACATTTCCTAATGTTGAAACACCAGAAACACTTAAAGCCGAAACGGAAATTGAAGGGTTTCCAGTAAGACCTTCGGCTACTGTGGCTATACCAGAAACAGAAGCATAATCAGATAATTGCACCGAAGTGACTAGGCCAACAGCATCACCGACAGTAGACCGCTTAGTTGTCCCGTTCTGATTTATGATAATAACTTCTGTTCCATCTAAGGGGTCAGAAGTCGGTAATTGGCTAATTCGGATTGTTCCTATCATGCGACCTCGGTTTGTATTTTATTTCCGTCTTCAGTGAGGATTATCATATTATTTTCAGTTTGAAGTGTAAATTCTATGGCTGGTCTAGTAATTGCCAGGTATGATACATTATATATAATAGTCGAATTTGTATTAGATGTTGCCACTAGATCAATAAATCCATCATCAATATTTATATTAAAATCAACAAAAGTTGACCCAACTGACGCTGAGCTAACCACACTACTATTTATATTTAGTCCATTGTTAACCGATAAAATTTTCACGGTATTTATAGAAACTCCATTTGTTGCTTGAATTAGATATTCTATAGTAGAATAATCAGAAACGTTAACATTCTTATGAATTGATGTTGGATTCGTTGTGTTTGTAATTGCAGTAAAAGATTTTTGTAATGTAACAGGTTGATTAAAAAATGGAGTATCTGGCTCACTATCAAGAATAGTAATTGAATTTGTAGTGATATTATCAATATCAATAAGTCCTCCACCACCTTCAACAGTTACAAATTCAAAGTTTTTTTCTGGGTGATTATACCTAAGAAACTTTCCATCATAAGCAGCCGGATTGGTTGCGATTCCAACAATATCATCTAGATACTTTAATCGGGTTTCACCGCCCCCACCAAGCGTTGATAGTTGCTGTTGAATCCGATTAATGAATAATCTATAATGTTGCTGAAGTTGTTCTAGGGTTACAAAATTTTGATCTAAGGGAGTTAGCGGGTCATTATTTTTTACAGAAGGTGGTTCGGTGAAATTGTTTTCAGAAAGAATTTCTTTTTCATCAAACTTTTTAAATACCTCTTCTAGGTACTTGACTTTTTTACCAAGTTTATGATTCTGTCTTTCAATTTCTTCAAAATTTATTTTTGATAAGGCGTTCTTAACGTCCTCTTCAATTTCGTAAAGATTTTTGTTTTGATCTTTTATGTGTTTTTCATTAAGAAGAATATTAACTTCTAGACCCGCAACTTTTTCTTTAATTTGTTCTTTATAAGAAACATTAGTTTCAACTTCTTTTGAAATTAAACTACCTAATTCTTTAAGCTCTTTAAATTTTTGAGTAACCTCAGAAATTAATTCATTTTTATTGTCTTCAATCAAAGACAATTTATCAAGAGTATTATTTAAATTCTCTGTAAAAGACGTTAAAGTGGTAGAAAGTTTATTATCATAATCATTTAATCTGGTTTCCGTCTTTTTTTCAGATTCTATTATAAACTTTTTATATTTTGGAATTTCTTCGCTTTGAATTTTTTTAAGACTAAGTTCTAGTTTTTCAAAATCTTCAAAAACACTAGACAGGGCTTTTTCGTTAATTCCTTCAAGAGATTCTGTTAATTCTTGATATTTTACATCAAGAATATCTCCAATACCGTCTAAAGTTTTGTTTATATTTTCTTCAAATTGCCTGACTCTATTATCGGTTCGGACTTCGCTTTCTACAATTAATTTTTTATACTTAGGAACATCATTATCAAGAAAAGAATTTACCGATTCGGTTAAATTAGATACATCTGATTTGATTTCAGATAGATTTTTTTCATTTAATCCTTTTACTTTTGTCTGGACTTCTTGTATGCTTTGCCCTACCGTAAGAAGTTGGGCCATAATGGCCCTATCTAGATCTTCTTTAGAAATAAGATTTTGAATCTCTTCACTAATTAAATCTACTTTTTCTGAAATATGATTAACTCTTTCTATATTGACTCTATAACTATCAAGAGTTTCGGAAAAAACTTTATAGCTATCAAGAGTATCTGAAAAATTAGAAGAAGTTTCTATAATATTTGCAGGAGTATCCGCCACCCGATGAAACTCCTCATTGAGGGCTAACTTATCTTCTTTTTTAAAATATTCAGTAGGTTTTTTGAGTGCCACTATTATTTTTCTATTAGAGCTATTTATCAGTATATCTCACGCCATCTTATGGCAACTCCCACACTAGTAGAATTGGATCCAATATTTGAAACCCTGACCGAGAAAATTTCTGAATCAGTCGAATCAAAATTCTGAGACAAAAAGTTCTTCTTTGATGTTGGGCCAAATTGAGATTGTGAGCCACTAGATGCTGGTTTGTTTATATTTTGACTATCACCTGAAGCAAAACCTCCCATAAAATCTTCAAACGCCGCAGTAGTAATCCCGGTTGCTGTCTGGTTATATTCAACAACAGATTCATCGCTTTCAGAAACCCAGGTTCCAAGTGTAGAAAAACCAACAAAGTTTTTAATTTTTACTACCTCGTATCTAATATTTTCTCCAACGCTAATGATAGAAATATCTTCTAATTTTACTGTTGCCCTATTAGGATATCCCTTAAAAGAATTCTTAAGGCGAATTGCAATAACCGGAACAGTAGAACCAACCCCGACAATTCTAAGTGGCGACACATGAGAAAATTCTCTACCTGCCTCGGTATAACCACCCTCGCTCATTACTGTTGCACAAATTTGTAAAAATGACCCACCAGCACCAACCTGAGTTCCAATGTTTCTAACCTCGCATCTGACAGGGAGATTAGGGTTAGACATATAAACTGTCTCAAGGTTATTTGAGTTATAAAATTCATGGGCAACTACGTTTTTTCCATCAATAGCGAATCCACAACGAACTCTTCCTACCCCCAACCATTCAAAATCGGTAAAGAATAATTGGGTTTTAGTGATGTCTAAATTAAATCCAGAAGGACCTGAACCATCTAGTTTGTCTTTGTTCCAAACCGTTTGGGCTACTTTTCTATCTGATGCAATACCTGATGTAAAAGATCTGATTACAAAATTCAGGGTTCCATTTGCTTCTTGTTCAAAAAAGATGCCGTTTCTATCATCAAAATATCCGGTTCTTTTGTATACATTTTGCTGTGGCCCACCAAAGTTAAATGAACTAAAAATTAGTTGCGATTTACCTGGCATGTAATGGTGATATCTTTTTGACTGGTGAATACAAAGGCCATTTGTACTGATGCCAGAATTTAGAATAGCCCCGGCCTGGTTTTGGTCAAAAATGACGGTTGATCCAGTGCCCACGTTTACATCAATAAAATCCGGATCAATTGAATATAAATGCTTATAATCGCCCAGGGTAAACGGATCCGAAGTCCTTAGTCTTCCGAAGGCATCATCTTGCGGTTTAAACGGTTCATATAAATGTGACATTAGACTACTCTCCAGGAATTACCTTTCCATATAAATGTTAAACTACCATAATCAAATGCAAGAATTGCGCGATCTCTTCCGTCAATTAAATCTGAACCAGATGGTAAAATTGTAATATAACGATTAGATCCTTTAGATGCTTCTCCTAATTCGTCTTTTACAATAAATATTTTTCCTTCTCTTTCGGCTTTTGGTAGAGTTATTGTGACGGCTCCTTCATAATTAACGCCAATATAATAATCTTGTGGTTTTATTGAATACGAAGCGGATGTTACGGACGTAATAGGAACGTCCATATAAGTCAGATTGACTTCACCACCTCCACCTAAAGTAGAAAGTTGTTGTTGAACCCGATCAATAAAGATCTTATAATGCTTTTGAAGATCCTCTAAAGTAGCAAATTTTTGATTAAGTGGGGTTAATGGGTCCGAATTGTTCGTTTTTATCGGTTCTGCAAGAAGACCTAGAGATTTTTGAATAAGAGTAGGTTCACCAAAAGATTCTTTTTTCTTTGGTTTGGGCGTAATCTTTTTTTGTTTCGGGGCTACTTTTTCGGTTAATGGTGCAATAAAAGATTCCTCAAAAGAGCCAGAGATAAGATCATCTAGCTCTTTTTTGGATTTCTTTTTTTCTTCTGATACTAATTTAAAAAAATCAGAAAGATCACTCATCGGATCCGTTAAACATACTCATCGCCACTTCTGGGCGATAATTATCAATTTTTTCTACTGCCTTGACTGATAGAATATTCTTGATCCCGTCACTAATTTGTGAAGGAGATTCATCAGCAATGATTGCATTAATTAGTTCTTCCATGTTGATTAATTATGAACTTGTAGTATTTAGATCTCACCACCTTTGGGCATTTCCATGGCCTTTGTATCAACACCAGGCTCTGTTGGGACCTTGCCCATATCACCCTGAATAGCCTCTCCTGGGGGTTCTGCGAGGGGTTGACCGGTCTCGGGATCTACAGGGATCGTTGGATCGGGAATAATTCCTTCTTCGATTTCTTTTTTAATAAGAATATCCTGCTCAACAATTTCCTCGTCGGTCTGTCTTAGAACTTTTCTTCTTAGGTAATCTTGGGAGAAATATCGACCAACATAAGGCTCGGCCATTGACACCATATTCAGTCTTTCTGTCAGGAGTTCTGATTCTTTAAGTTCGGCAAAATGATTATCATAAAGATAATCAAACTGAATATGTTCAGACATTGCTTCCCAGTCTTCTGGGGTTATAATGTTCTTGAGAATCAGCTGGGTCCGAAGAAGATCGACAAAAAGTTTAGAGAATCTTTTTCTCAGTCTTCCAACAAACTTTGAAAACTTAACCTCGTCCCTTAGGATCTCAGAAGATCTACCGAGATTAAATCCACTTTCGCCGTCAATTCTTGAAGAAGGAACATTTAAAGACTTATAAAGTTTTCTTTGGAAATAATTGAGGTCAGTTAGTTCTCCTAGGTTATTAGAACCAGGAAGAGTTGTTACTTCGGTTCCTCTTCCGCCCTCTCTTCTAGGGAGCCAATAATCATCCATGAGACTCTGGAATCTCCGATCATTCTGTACTTCACCAGTTTCAATGTTATAGTTTAGTTTATTTCTATATCTCATCATGGTCTCTTTGAGATATTGTTCGGCCTTGACTTTAGGCATATTACCCACGTCAATATAGAAAATCCTTCTTTCGGTTCCTCTTACCATTCGATGAATCACAATACTGTCCTCAATCATTCTTAGTTGATTAAGTGATTTGATCGCCTTATTGAGATAAGAAAGTGTCGTATTTTTATTTCGATCAACCAGACCAGAAGTACAATAAACAATACTGTCTTTGGCAAATTTGATTGCCCCGTCATTTTTGGCGTTCTCAGAAGATGTTGCACTAATAGAAGTATTGGATAATGGATAATTGGGTTTTGAATTATAAACAAAGTATTCTTCAATCTCAGGGAAAGACTGACGCATTGGATCGAGTTCTTCCCCCATGCGATTTAATCTATTTACGTCTTTTTCAGATTTCTTTGCCTGTCTTACGTACCTCATTTTGAGGCTATCGATATATCTGAGTTCTTGAATTCCAAGTTCTGGTTTTTTAAAATCGATTACTTTATGATAATAAAGTCTGCCGTCAACATACCAGTTTCTATAGATTTCGTGACATTTTTTATCAAAATCTAGGAGCTGTAGAATATATTTAAATTCGTCTCTTATTTTTTGTTTTATACCATCACTCGCGTTTAAATTAGATAGTTCTATCTGAACCGGACTGTCATTAGAGTCTGATACAATTGCCTCATTTACAATATCCTCAATGGCCGAATCCACTTCTGGATGAAGGGACATCTCACGATACCTGCGGATTAGATCATATTCGGTCCTATAAACACCTTCGATATCAACATAAGATCCAAAAAAACCAGACGTTAAATAATAGTCAACCCCATCCTCGTTATTTTGAGGAATGGGGGAGACTGCTGTTTGACTTAGTTTTGTTGTATCATTAATAGAAAATCCAAAAAGTTTTGCCATAATTAAGGGTTAGGGTTATTCTATTTATTACTTGATTTCAGGACCGCCATCGTTGTTATTACCGTCACCAACACCAACCTCAAACCACTGCATCTGGAAATCTACAGTGAATCGTTCAATAGTGTTGCTATCACTATAAGAAAGATCAATTGCACCCACAGAGGATGGCCAGATATCATAAAGTTTATAGGTTCTTAAAATAGCAGCATTTTCGGTTGTATTATTGTTTCTAGCATACTGTTCGGCACCCCTACCAAGTTGTTTGACGTATGCATTAACCATATATGAATTGGGATCAGTTGCACCAGATGCATTATCCAATTTACTAATTTTATTTGCCCATTGCTCAAATGCTGTACGGATGTCAAAATCCTCATCATTAATAATGGTAACAGACCAAATATCAATAGTACGATCACCGGCCACCTTAAGAATTCTTCCTCTAAAAGGAATATCAATAGGGTTTACAGTAGAAGCAGGTAGTGAAGTCGCCTCACATAAGAATTTAAATTTTCTTGCAACATCAGTACTCCAGGAAATACCTTCAGGCAATGTATCCATGCTTACTTCAAATAGGTTTGGGCGAGCGCCGCCACCTCTTAACTGGTTTTTAAATTGTGAAATAGTGCGAAGTGTCATTTTTAAGTCCTCCTTAGTTTGTTTTTAGATAATTAAACTCTACCGGTTACTTCTTCAAAACTTGCACTAGTTCTAGTGGCAACAAAGGTAAGAGTGACATAATTAATAGACTTGGCGGGCTTAATAAAGATGTCGGCCCTGAATTCATTATTATCAACAACATCCGGGGTGTTGTTTGTTTCATCACAAATAATCCTGAAGTCGATAATTCCTCGCTTGGCCTGGACATCACGTAGATAGGGCTCTACAATGTTGATGAAGTTGGAGCGAGTAATATCATCGTTAAGTTCAAAGAGTTGAGCAGTTGCACTGCTTTCGATAGCCTGTTCAATAGTCAGGAATAGTCTACGAACATTAATACGATCAAAGGCAGATGCATAACCAAGAGCAGTTTTATCACCAAAGAGAAGAACTCCAACACCAGGCTGATTGATATAAGAGTTAATGCGCTGTGGATAAAGTTGATCTCTCTGGGCCTTGCTTGCGTTATAGGCAAGTTTGATGGCATTATTAAGAACACCTCTTTGCTGACCAGCCGGGGAGAACCAAGGGAAGGCAACTAGGTTTGTTCTTACCATTAGGCCTGCAGTATCCGCATTACATGCAATATAACGGAACTTGTTGTTGAATCGATCATAAGTGTACTTATAATTGTCATCAAAGAAAGCATAAGAAGAAGAACTTAGCGGGGCGAAGAACTGGATGATATTATCGGTCTGGGTGTCAGAATTGGTAATATCTACCACATCGCCTCTATGGGGAGAAACGACAGCAATACAATCTTTTCTCTGACTAGCAATTGAAATGAGTTCCTGGGCCTTTGCCTGGGATTCAAATTTATTGCCAAGGCCAGGTCCCATAATTATATAATCAACGTCGATTTCGTCACGGTTTGAGAACAGCCTGTATGCAGTAACCAGATCGCCAAGAGTAGTGGTATAACCATTAGTAACAGTATAATTTTTACCACCAGAGAGGTTATAGGTTACGTTGCCAAGTGCAGAGAAAGTCTTGCCTTGGGCCGGGAGGTTCCATTGGCCCTGTGCGGTTGAAAGACCCACAAAACCAGAAGAGAAACCGGTCTGAGAAACCTTTTCGTTAGGATTTGAATTATCTGAAGGATTATCGCCAACATAAACATAATTGGAGAATTGGGCGATATAGGTTTTCCACCAGTTTCTCTGAGCCGGATTAACTGCAGAAATAGAGTCTTCGGCCTTTGAAAGGAACAGGTGCTTCTCAAGAAGATTACCAGCAATCCCTGTTAGGCTAC